CTTGGGGAACCCCTAGACCCGCCGGATCAGGGGTAGGAACAGCTCTTTTCTCTACAGTGTGGCAGTTTGATAACTTTGGTGAAAATGTTATTTGTCAGCTTGTAAACGGAGGGACATATGTGTGGGAAGTAAGCACTGGTCTAGCTGTTAGGGCCTTTCAGGTATCAGGGGCACCTACTAACAGTAAGTACGCTTTGGTGTCCACGCCCGACCGTCATTTAATCTGTTTTGGGACAGAAAATGTAATTGGGGATAAGGATAGTCAAGACCCTATGTTTGTTCGTTTCTCTAACCAAGAAGATATTAATACCTTCACCCCTACTGCTACCAATACGGCAGGGGGCCAGCGACTAACAGACGGAAGTCGTATTGTTACAGCGGTCAGATCACGCGGTCAGATTTTAGTATTTACTGACACTTCATTGCATGGCATGCAATACATCGGCCCTCCATATACCTTTGGATTCTCTCAACTAGGTGCTAATTGTGGATGTATAGGACCTCATGCGGCCGCAGACGTTAACGGTGTTGCTATGTGGATGGGGGTAGAAGCCTTTTACATGTTTGATGGTTCTGTCAAAAAACTAGCATGTACTGTACAAGATTATGTATTTAAAGACCTAAATATCGTTCAGGCTCAAAAAGTACATGTAGGCATTAACTCCCAATTTAACGAAGTTACTTGGTGGTACTGCTCCTTTACCTCTGACTATATTGACCGATACGTGTCCTACAACTACCTTGAAAATGTTTGGAGTGCAGGGACTTTATCCCGTACCTCTTGGACAGATATCGGAACATATTCCAAGCCTTTAGCCGCTGATTATTTACAAGATAGTACACAACCGACTATTTCTACGATTAATGGGCTTACCCCAGGGCGTAGTTTGGTATATCTACAGGAGAGTGGCTATAACGACGCAGATGGACTTCCAATCAGGTCTTACGTCCGTTCTGGCTATTTTGACATTGGCGATGGCGATAGTATGGTGTTCATGAAACGATTTATCCCTGACTTTAAGAACCAGGTAGGGGATTTAACCGTACGGGTATTGCTGCGTGCCTTTCCTTCGTCTACAGCAAGTCCTAGCTCACTAGACCCTTATATCGTGTCTCCGACTACTCAAAAAGTAGATACGCGCGCACGCGGAAGACAGATTGCATTAAGCATTGAAAATGAGACCGTAGATGGGGCGTGGAGATTTGGTACGATGCGTGTTGATATTCAACCGGATGGATTACGATGAGTAAAATCAATAACGTCCGTTTACCCAATGCGGCTACTCAACAGTATAGTCCAGAGCAGTTTAACCAGTTAATCCGTTCTTTGGAACAGATTGTGGTGCAGTTAAATTCAAATTATACCCCTAATGTAACGGAGGATAAGGACCAGGCAATGTCTTGGTTCTTTGGAAATTAATGGCAAATTCATATAAACGATATACACTAGTTTCGACCTCAGCAACTACTTCCACTATTTTAACGGTTCCTCCTGCAACTACAGCTATTATAAAGTCTATTATTGTGGCTAACCCTTCCGGAGGCGGTATTACAGTAAGCTGTTCCTTTTCTCCTTTAGGGGTAGGGACAGTAGTGGTTTCTCCTACAGCAACGGTGGCTACACTTACCTATATTGATTTATTAGCAGGGAAAATAGCAGGGCCTCTTATATTAGAGGCCTCTGATCTTTTAAAAATTACTACTTCTGCGGCTGATTTAAATGTTACTGTTTCTGCATTGCTTGTAGACAGAAGCTAGTGAATTAGTCCATAATTACAACATCTTCGCATCTTAATTCGATGCGCGACCCTGTGAGGTCCTAAACACGAATTCGAAAGGTTAAAACCATGGCAGATGCGATGCAGGGAATTATGTCCTTGCCCGAAGGGCAGGACACACAACAGGGGTCATTGGACCAGGAAAGCTATAGCCCGGCTATAGAGGGATACGCTAGAGCAAATCCACAGCAGTTTAAACGAGACATTCTTGGCGGGATGGCAGAAGCTGATCCACAGTTAGTGGATGGTTTTATTCGTCAACTAGCTCAAATTGATCTTCCATCAGACGTAATTCAAGCTCTTCAACTAATGGTGGACACTATTTTAGCTGACCCATCCAATTATAAAAAAGATAGAGCAGAATTGATTGCAGATGGTGTACCGGCAGAAATTCTTCCGGAAGAATTTGACGCTTCCTATTTTGCGGCGTTTAACATTGCAATTGACCAATTGGCTTTAAACATGGAAACGCCTGCCCCTGCTGTTCCTACTTTTAGAGACGGTGGTATTGTAAATATTAAAACCATTGCAAAAGAAATTGCTGCAATGGGACGTAATGGTGACACTATATTGGCACATATTACCCCTCAAGAAGCAAGAATGCTTCGTGAAAAAGGGGGTTCAGGCACTATTAACCCTGAAACAGGTTTACCTGAGTTTTTCTTTAAGTTTATAAAAAATGTATTTAAAGGTGTAGGAAAAGTTGTTTCAGGAATTGTAAAAGGTATTGGAAGCGTTGTAAAAAGTATTGCAAGCAGCACTATTGGTAAAATAGCGCTTACTTTTGCGGCCGTATATTTTATGGGCCCCGCAGGCTTAAACCTTGCAGGATCTGCCGGTAGTCTTACAGGTGTTACAAGTGCTGTTACTTCAAACATAATTAACACCGTAGCAGGAAGTACGTTAGTTAACATTGCCTCTGGCCAGAAAATCGGAGATGCAATTAAAGGCGGTATTGTATCAGGCGCACTTGCTGGTGCGGGTACTGCAGTATTTGGCGGTGGTGTTCCAGGCGCTAAACCAGTCCCAACCACTGCTAATGCTTTTGAGAAATCAATGGGTCTTTCTAAGTACTCTGCCCCAGCAAGCGTTGCGGATGATGTAATAACTGGTTCTTTAGATGACGCAGTTTCAGCGACTAAGAACGTAGCTACTCCAACAAGCGCAGGACCATCCTCGGTCACAGCCGCAAATCCTACGCCTTACACTGCTCAGACATATCCACTTGCTCCACAAGCACCTATTCAGGGGTATCCTATTGGACAGGCCCCAGGGACGACTGTAGGCAGTACTCCGGGTGCCTCAGGTGCATTAGAACCCTTTAAAATGCAAAGTACGGGTGAATACGCGAACAAGTTACTCGGGTCACAGGCTGCTCCTGTCGCAGGTGTTGCGCCTTCAACTGGAGGTATTACCAACCTTTCCGCTTCGGTTGCCGATGACTTAGTGGCTGCAGGCGCTGGAAAAGCATCTACTCCTGGTGTAATGGATCTACTTAAAAAAGGTGAAATAGGCGGCGCAGCGAAGGAAATTTGGAAAAACATCTCTCCTTCTGCAATCAAGGAACAAGGCACTGCTGCGGCTCAGGCCGCAGGTAAAAAAGCAGCCGAAGGACTTTCTGGTGACCTTGCAAAAGTTGCATATGAAAAAGCATATGATGCAGCACTACCTGGTATCGTGGCTCAATATGGTCCTTTATTAGGTGTAGGAACAGCGGCCATGGGGTTATTAGGTGGATTTAGTAAGATACCTTCTGAAATGCCTCCCGGCTTTGATGGCCCTACTGGATCCGAGTTATTAGAGGCTAATCCTAGTATGTACGGGTTGTCTTTTGGGGGCACCAAATCTACTTACTCTACTAGAAATCCATATGAATCGATGTATAGTAAGCCTACAAACCCATATAAAACGGCCGTTCAAGGAGGTATTTCTTCCTTACCTAAATATGCAATGGGCGGTGAAACGAAATTTCCGCGCAAAACAGGGCACATTGCAGGCCCTGGCACAGGAACTTCTGATTCTGTTCCTGCAATGCTATCAGACGGTGAGTTTGTATTTACGGCCAAAGCAGTACGGGCCATGGGCAACGGATCACGAAGAAAAGGTGCTAAACGCATGTACGCAATGATGAAAGATCTTGAAAGGAAAGTAAATGGCTGAGATAACCTATCAAGGACAGATAGTACGTGAAGCTCCCGAGATTGAGGCCTATAAACTAGGTCTCTTAAAAGAAGCTCAAAGTCTTTACGGACAACCAATGAACATACCTGCCGTAGAAGCGGCAGGATTATCTCAAGGGCAACTACAAGCAGCCGATCTTGCTCGTCAAGGTATTGGCGCATATCAGCCTTACCTAGAAGCAGGATCAGCAAGCATTACTCAAGGGCAAAACCTTGCTCAACAAGGTGCAAATATCATAGGTGGTATTAACACAGCACCTCAATTTAATGCAGCTCAAAACGCTACTTTAGCGGGTATTAAGGCAGCAGGCGGGGTAGGGCAGGCAGCTAATGTTGCTAGTAACTACCTACAAGCGGACCTTGGCAGGTCTCAAGATATGCTAGGACAATCCGCTGCTTTAACTAATCAAATGGTGACACAAGGTGTTCCTGCTCAACGGGCTGCATTAGGTACTGTCGGTCAAGGGAAAGCTGCTTTTGGGGAGATGGCAGGAGGAGCGGCTGCACAAGGCGCGGGTCGAAGCATGGTAGGGCAAGGCGCTCAACGTGCAAATGAAATGATTGGCGCAGGGATGACCGGCATTAACCAAGGTCAACAAACCATTGGCCAAGGTGTTTCCTCTGCAGGGCAGATCGCAGATGTAGGCTTAGGTGCTCAAACAACAGGGCAAGGCCTGGTATCTGAAGGCGCAGGGATGGCCCGTAACATGGTTGGTGCCGGCGTTAGTGCACAAGAACAGGGCTTATCAGCCGTTCAACAAGGTATTGCAGGCCTTAAAGAAGCTACTAAAGCGTATGACCCTACCCAGGCTCAAGCGTTTATGAACCCTTACCAAGAACAGGTAACGCAAAAAGCTTTAGAGCAAATGCGTCGCCAAAGTGACATAGCTAACCAAGGATTAGCGGCTCAAGCAGTTCGTTCTGGTGCGTTTGGCGGTACTCGTGAAGGGGTACAACGTGCAGAGCAAGAACGTAACTTGCAAGACGTGATGTCTCAACGTGTCTTCCAAGACATGGCGGCTAATTATGGTCAAGCGCAAACAGCGGCTATGACAGCGCAAGAGCAACAACAGGCCCGTCAGTTGGCTGCAGGTCAAGGCATTACTAATGCAGGTACAGCTCTAGGCACACTGGGCACAAACGCTGCTAATATCTACGGTCAAGCAGGTCAACAACTAACGCAAGCGGGTACTGCTGCAGGGGCTTTAGGTGCAAATGCTTCTAATATCCTTAGCCAAGAAGCTCAAGCATTAGGATCCTTAGGCACGCAACAAGGCGCCTTAGGCACACAAGCAGCTAATATTTATGGCCAGTCTGGCCAGCAATTAACTCAAGCAGGGCAAGCAACTGGTGCTTTAGGGGTTAATGAAGCTAATATCTACGGTCAAATGGGCCAAGGACTTACTCAAGCGGGTCAAGTAGAAAGTGGCATTGGCACTTCTCTTGCAAACACTTATGGCCAAGCAGGTCAGCAATTAGCGAATGTCGGAAGTACACTTGGTCAACAAGAGGTATCACAGACGCAATTAGGTCAATCAGGTGCCTCTACAATGGGCTCTTTAGCTGGCAACCAGGCACAACTTTATGGCACTCTAGGGCAAGGCATAGGTTCTCTTGCTAACCAAGAAGCGGGTATTAATCTCCAAAAAGGTGCTTCTATGGGTTCACTTGGTACTAACATAGGCTCAATGGGCGTGCAACAAGCAGCACTTGGCCAAGCAGATCAACAGCTTAAAGCAGCTGACGTCGCTCTTATGTCTGGTATTGGCTCACTTGAACAAACAAATGCTCAAGCACAATTGGATGCACAGCGTGCTACTCAACTGCAAGAAACTATGGCACCATATCAGCAATTGGCGTTTGTATCAGATATTTACAAAGGTGCTCCATCAAGCCAAATGTCATTAACATCAAGTAGTGCGCCTAGCGCTTCTCCTCTTCAGTCTGCAATTGGGACTGGAGTGGGAGCAGTAGCTACTGCTGCTGGGGCTCAAAAATCTGGATTATTCTAAGGAAAAAGCATGAAATCTAAAATTCTAGACCGCCCTATGTTTAAAAAACCCGTCGATGAGACGGATGTTGAAAACGTAGGGATTATGCAAGGTTTTATGGACGAGGAGGCAGATGATGACCTTGACTATGAAAAATACATGCAAGAAGAAGAGGGTGATGATGACGAAAGCGACATGGCTAGTGTCATGGATCGTCGTCCAAACTCACCTGAAATTCTAATGAATAATCTTCGTGGTGACATGCGCTCTGTCGATGCGCGGGTCGAGGAGCTTGCTGAGTTAGTAGGATACAACGCAGCTGCGGATACTCCTCCTGATGTGCTTGCACTTCTTCAACCTGTCTTAGCACAAGGGATTGGATCTATGCCTGCTGAACAGGCCTTAGGACAACCTATGCCTCCAGCACCTCAAGGTGGAATGCCTTCTGCCCCTCCAGGCGGGATGGCTCCTCCAATGGGAATGCCACCAGGACCAATGCCCGAGGCTCAAGGACCAGGCGCACCGGTTGCTATGGCAAACGGAGGCTATGTACAGCGTTTTAGCGACGGGACCGATGAGGATGGCGTGACCCCGATGAATGATACATCCTCTTATAATTACCCTGCGGAGTTGACTGCTGCAGCTCAATCTAAGGTATATAGATCGCTATTGGCTCAACCAATGACTGTGCCTGACCTTGAATCAGAGGTAGCAAAACGTGCTCCTTTGTATGAAAAGATACTAGGTGTTGACCCTAAACAGTCGCAAGCACAGATGTTATTTGAATTAGGTAATCGCGCATTTAACTATGCGGCTAACGTGGATGACCAAGGAAATCGTTTAAGGGGGTCTCAAGCCGCTCGTTTAGCCGGTGCAGTACGTACACTTCCAGGCGCAATTGGAGGCATTACTGCTCAGATGGAAAAAGAAAAACGGGCAGTTAAGGCAGCTGCACTTCAGGCCACAGAAAAAGACGTTCAAGCTATTCGTGAGCAAAACGCTAAACTAGTTGAAGGCCAACGTAAATCTTGGTCTGAAATTTACAAAGCAAGTGTTAAGGGCAATATAGATAAAGGATTTGGAACAGGCCTAGAAGGCATGGCACAAAATACTCTTTATAAATATGCGCCGGATTACGCTAATGGAACATTAAGTCCTGAATTGACCCGTAAATTTGAGTCTGCTCTAACTATTGTAACTCAACCTACTCAATACACGGATCCATACACAGGAAATACGGTTACGAAAACCCCTCAAATACCTGCCTATGTAACTGCTGCCGTTTCTGCAAGAAAAAATCTTGCAGGTATATCCCCTAAAGTAAAGGCACCTAATGTTGAAATGCCTATGGAACAAGATCAACTTGCTCCGGGCGACACTTCTTATTTAGATAATAAAAACCTTGGCCCGAAGATTAATGTAGACGAGTTTAATCAGCCTACTGCAGATAAAGCAACGGCTGCTCCTGTAGTTGTTCCTAAACCAGGAACGCCAGTTGCTCGTTCGATTTGGGGGTCTGCGGACCTTATTGCAGGTCCTGTTTCCTCAATTACCGCAAGAGTATCTCGTATTCCAGGCTTGGGTAATATAGCTCCTGATGTACTACAGGCTCGTTCCTATGTAACAACGGCTGTTAATGATTTGGTAAGTAATTTACGAACTAATGATCGTTTCTCTGAAACAGAACGTAAAGAAATTAAATCACAAATTGATATAGGTCCTGAATTCTTTGACAATCCTTCTGCATTAAAGAATCGTATTATAGGTATTTCAGACTTTTTAGAGAAAAAAATTCAAGAAGAGCAGTCTAAGATTCAGGATAAAAACCTCCCTGTTAAAATTAGACAAAGTGCTGCAGATCGTTTGGTGGACTTACAGGTGTTCAGTACCACCTTTGGCGTTCCGGTACGTGTATACTCTCTGGAACAAGTTCAAGCGCTTCAAAAAGGAACTCCATTTTTATGGAATGGGACTGAGCCTCGTACTAGACAATAAAAGGATAAACAATGGACGATCCAAACAAACCCGCAGCTCTTACCCTAGATGACTTATCTACTCCTTCTACTGGATCCCCTCGACTAAACACTGGAACAGGGGCCTCTCAGGGAGGAATTGATGAATTTTCTATTCCAGACGAACCTACTGCTGCGGAAAAAGCTACTGAAATACTAAGAGGTACTGAAATCGGCGCGGTTCAAGGCGCAGGGACCATGGGCACTGCCGTAGCGGGAGCCCGTGTTGCTGCTGCAGCAACTCCTGCCGTACTTCCCGTTGTCGGACCTTTTGCCAAACCTATAGCTGGAGTACTGGGATTTGGGGCAGGCTTAACAGCGGGTTATCTTGCTACGCATAATATCGATCAATTATTTCCCGAAGTCTCTCGTGAAGATTTAATTCCTTACCGTGAAGGTGGGAAGACGTTTGGGGAAAGTATTGGCGCGGCCCCTGTTGCATTTGGTATTCCTGTTATGAATGCCAATCGCGTTGCTAGATTTGTTTCTGGAATTGGTACGTCGGCTAGAAGATACCCTGTTTCATACTTAACCTCTGAAGTATTAGGAGGAGCAGGATCAGGTGCTGCAGGAGGCACTTCAGAAGCTTATTTCCCAGGAGAGGCCGGTCCTCGTATGGGTGCGGAAGTAGTAGGTGGATTTTTTAGTCCAGGTAGGTTCTTGGTAAGCGCTGCAGGTGCCGTAACCAATTTTGCTAAAACAATGGCAAGTACTATGTCCCCTAATGCACGTGAATCACGTGCAGCAAATGCTTTGTACAGAGTATTATCCGAGTCTGGTTCAGATATTCCTAAACTTATTAGGGAGCTAGAGAAGTTATCTCCTCCTGGAATTACTCCTTCGGCTGCTCAAAAAACGGGTGATTTAGGTCTTACTATGCTTGAAACCACGCTTGCTCGTGGTAATTCTAAATATGGCGCAGAGATCATGAAACAAGGCCAAGATTCAATGGTGGCCTATGAGCGTTTGATTGAGAGGCTCAGTGATATAGGTACTCCAGAGGCCTTACGTAAAGCAGCGGAATTAAAAGAGGCTAAAATTAATGCCTTGATTGATGGCCGTATGACACTTGCTGATGCAGATGCTGCAGCTAAAATTGCCAAAATTACAAAAGATACACCTCAAGCACGTTATGACATTGGAGCCATTGTACGCACTGAAACAGAACGTGCGTTAGCTGATGCTCGTCAACATGAAAAGGCATTGTGGGACAAGGCTTACCAAGGGTCTCTCCGTACTAAAACTGTAAAAGGTCAAAAGGTATTGGCACTTAAAGAAGTTGATCCTGCTAATGCTGGAGAGTCTTTCTTAGATATTGCTACCTCCATGACACCTGAACGTTTTAGATACAGGATGCCTGCAGAAATACGTTCTATCATGGCACGCTTAGGGGTAGACGATGATGCTATTGCCAAGTACGCTGCTGGAAAACAAACACAAGAGTATTTACAAACAGGAAAAGTGCCTGCTCAATATCTTACAAAACTAAATGGAAAAAAAGTTGTTCCTTTTTATAAAAAAACGAATGTTCAAGATTTAATTAATATTCGTAGCGATTTGTTGGCATTTTCAAGAGAAGCTGCTGCAAAAGGGGAGGCTGCAAATGCCAGTTTCTACGGCAAAATGGCGGAGTCCGTATTAGACGATTTGGCTTCTACTAAAAATCCAGCATACGATGAAGCCCGTCAATTCTCTCGCACTTTAAATGACTACTTTACCCGTAGTTATGCAGGGGACGTAGCTGCTGTTACTAAAAAAGGAGCGGATAAGCTTCCTCCTGAGGTATTAGTGTCACGTGCTTTTGGAAGTGGTGCAGATACTACGGCAATGCGTATGGCAGATATTGAAGACGCTGTTGGAATGATGAGCACTCAATACAACGACGCTGTTGCTAAATTTGGGGCTAAAAGTGCCCAGGCTATGGCTTTAAAGCCAGCGGCGGATGCAGCTAAACAATCCGTTGTTTCTATTAAAGACGCACAAGCTCGTGTTTTACGTCTTGCGGCCTCTAAAGCAATTGATCCTGTTACAGGACGTGTTAATCCTAAACAATTGACCACGTTTGTAACAGAAAATAAAACAATGCTAGACCGTCTAGGTGTAACAGACGATTTAACGGATGCCGTTAAAGCAGAAAATACTTTTCGTAGCATTCAAGAACAAAACAGTTTTATTAATAAAACTATTAATAAGCAAGCTGCTTTTGCTCAAGTTTTGAAATTTGAAAATCCTACTTCCGCAATTACAGATGCATTAAATAGCCGTTTCCCTGTTAAAAGCTTTAATGGTATTGTAAAACTTGCTAAATCAGGGGGACCAGAGGCTTTAGAGGGCCTTAAATCAAGCCTCTATGACTATGCTTTTGTAAGAGCGGGTGGCGAAAAAAACTTCAGTCCTGCTGCATTTGATAAAGCCTTATTCCAGCCTATTGCGCCTGGTCAGCCTTCTATTTTTAATATCTTGCGTAGTCAAAATGCAATTAGCTTAACGGAAGCAAAGAACTTACGTAACTTGATTAAGCCTATGGAACGCATTGAACAGGCTATGAAAAATAATCAACTAACAGACGAAGTGCTTTCAGGTGCGGATGCTTTAACTGAACTAGCGTTACGTGCAACTGGTGCTAAATTAGGTGCGGCGCTTACTCCAGGCAGTTCAGGCTCTTTAGTAGCGGCTTCTGCTGGTTCTAAATTTATGCGTAAGCAGTTTGATAAGATGCCTACTTTCTTGGTTCGTGGTGTTATTGAACAAGCCACACAAGACCCACAACTAATGGCATTACTGCTTAAACGCGGTATAACGCAGCGTGAGAAATTCCAAATGTCACGTCAACTTCATTCTTACTTGACAGCGGCAGGTCTTAACTATGCACAGCAGGATGAGGAGCCTATGCCTCCTGAAGAGGTAAAAGGACGTCCTAATTGGGGCGGTGGCGGCGAACCTGCAAGCCTTGTTGAGGGCAATCCATATGCTGCCTCTACTAATGCACGTAAGTTATTACAAGAACTTCCTACGGCACAGACACGTGGTACTAAGCCTCAGGCAAAACCACCAGCACCTGCTCCTGCAGCACCGTCCGCGCCTCAAGGACCAGCAGGAGCACCTGTATCAAATAGTCGTAAGATGCTTCAATCCTTGTTCCCGATGGATACTATTTCGGGAATGGGTGCAGCGTAGTACTTCTCTACTCGTCTCATCCAATCTTCTTTATATCGTACAAACTCCTGGCCGGCTGTGGAATACTCCATAGTCGTGCCATCTTGTACTGCCATTAACACGACACCATTCTCAATACTAGTACCGTGAATAATATCGTGTGCTAGTGCATACGCTGCTAATTGATGAAAGTAATCGTCAATCCATTCTCTTCGTTTAGGCTTAACGCTTTGCTTAAAGTCGACAATAGCTGGCTTCCCGCGGTACACGCCTACCAGGTCAGTAGTACCTGCGTATTTACCCGGGTAGTATAAAGAGACCTCTGAGCCCCAGATTTCATCCAGGTTCTTGAAGTATGTATTGATCAGCTTGTAGCCCATCTCATAGCCCTTACACATAAGCCAATTCGTAGGCCTAGGTAGATTACGCGCTGCAATCATACGTTCCATTACATTATGCATGTGTGTACCTACAGTAGCCGCCTCATTCTTTATACGGTCCGCTTCTTCTGCACCAACCCTCGCGGCCCACGCGTCAAGATGAGATTTATCTTTTGTATCAGATAATACTGTTGTTACACTAGGTAGCTTCTGATCCCCGTATACATAACGTCTTCCCTCTGGCGCATCAATACGTTGCAATGTTATATATTTATATAACTTTCTTACTGGAATTAAATCAACCATTCTTTAAGATCCTCTCCCATAACTTGGTTAGCGATATCGATTTTAGCGCGCAAGGCCTGGACGATTTTTTCATCAACTGTTTTCGGCGATATAAGGTCAATGTAGGTTACCTTTTTAGTTTGCCCAATACGGTGGGCACGATCTTCTGATTGTAAACGTACTTCTAAGTCAAAGCTATTACTGAAGTACACCACTACATTGGCAGCCGTCAAAGTCAAGCCGTAGCCCCCTGTACGTGGATTGCCTACGAAGAAACGCAGCTCCGAATCAGGGTCCTGGAAGTCAATGACAATCTTCTGTCTATCATCCGCTTCTGTATCCCCATAATAGGTGGCAACAGAGTTCATGCCGTATTCCTTCTGTAGCGCAAGCTTAATTGCCTCAATATCGTGGCGATAATTTGCCCAGATAATAATCTTGCCAGCGGATTCTTCTACAACGTTCATTAGCTCTTTAACACGATTATTAGGTAGTTCTTTTACGGTGCCATCATCAAGCTTCACGTGGCCACAGACGATTTGATGTAAGCGCATAATCTGTGTCAAGGCATTGACAGTACTGACCATGCCTTCTTTAAACAAAGACAACGCCATCGTCTTCATTTCCATATAGGCCTTGATCTGTTCGTCTGTCAGCTCTACTTCACGCTTGGTATACATTTTATCAGGCAGGTCCAAACACTCTTCTTTAGTCACACGGAAAGCGAATTTATTAATCTTTTCCTGCAGCTCGTCCAAGTGCCTATATCCAACCACCTGTTTAAAGGAGTGTGTTGCCAGGCTTCGTTCTACAGTGACCGCGTACCGTGCTTGGAAAGCATAGAAGCTACGGCTGTCTAAGCATTCCTCTGATAGGAAGGCACACTGCTGATATAAGTCCATAGGACTTTTCGTCACGGGCGATCCAGTCATAATGCGACGGTACTTAGCCATCTTGCCTACCTTAGCAGCGTTCTTGGCCCGCGCAGCAGTAGGTGTCTTAATAGTAGTGCTTTCATCGATTGCCATAAAAGCTTCATGAGACATTAAGAATCGATTCGCGAACTTCACGCCTTTGTCCGTGGACAACGCTTCAATGTTCATAATCAATATCTTTAAATCTTCTGTTACTTCAAACAGCCTATCCATCGATTCTCTTTCTGCCTTCTTAGGTGATGGATTCCAAAGCGCCATTCTAAATACTACATGTGAAGGTAAATGCTTTGGTAATTCTGTTTCATGCCAGTTCCTATATACGCCTTTGGGGGCAACAATAAGTACGGCATTTATATTTCCCTGGTCATATAACATGGCAATATTATTGATCACCATAAAACTTTTTCCGGTACCCATATCGGCAAATAAAGCGGCGACACGGTGATTCCAGAAGCGTTCTAGGTATGCCTGTTGATGCAAAAAGGGCTTGTTTTTAAAAGGATAATTGTGTAAAAATTCAGTTGTCATGATCTTTCTTTCTAGTTAGGGGTTGCAATCCCATAACGACAAGTGTACACTGACTTTTCCAATTTAGAAAGGAGAAATATAGTGCCTAAAGTTTATGTCGTCTCGGAAACGGGTTCGCACAACATTACACCTGCGATGAATTACGGGGATATTGAAACAATATTGCCACCTAATGCACAAATTTCATTTTCGGTGTATCCTACGGTTAGAAGAATTCAACGCAAGTTAGACAAGTTTACAGATGAGGATTATCTCCTCTTCATTGGTGACCCTACTGCCATTGGGATTATCAGTGCTATTGCAGCAAGTAAAAATAATGGTAGATTTAAGTGCTTGAAGTGGGATAAACTAGAAAAACGGTACATCCCTATCCAAGTAGATTTGTTCCCTAAGAAAGGAGAAATAGATGAGTTTGACGAATATATTTGAGGAAGACGCAGGCGCGCTTCAGGTTAAAGATGATGAAATCTCAGGCATCGCTAATCTAGCTAAACGTGCTAAACTTTTAGAAAAAGAACTTACCGATATCGAGGTAGTGTTCAAAGAGCGTAAAGAGCAATACCGTAAGTTGACTGAGGAATCTATCCCAGAGGCACTTGCAGGGATAGGCATGAAATCATTTAGGATGGAAGATGGTTCCTCTATTGAGATTAAGCCTTTCTATAGCGCCTCTATCTCAGAAGCACGTAGAGCTGAGGCCTATCAATGGCTCAGGGACCACGGCTTTGATGACATCATTAAAAACACAGTCAGCGTCCGCTTTGGACGTGGCGAAGACGAGCTTTGTTCTCGTCTATTGAATCTACTTGGTGAGACCGGCTACCCAGCTGATCAAGCTGAGAAGATAGAACCTATGACCTTAAAAGCATGGGTTAAAGAGCAAGTGGAACGCGGCAACGAGTTCCCTAGCGAATTGTTCGGCGCATACATTGGCCAAAAAGCAGTAATTAAATCAGCTTAACGATAAAAGGAAAATGAATCATGGCTAACAAACCAGAAGCGGAATTAGCAGTAGCAGTAGTACCAAGCAATACAGCATTAGTATTAGGCGCATCATTTGAAGATGACGCTCAAAGCGGTTTTGACAATATGAATCAGGAAGACTTTGCGCTTCCGTTCTTACGCTTATTAACAAACACTTCACCTGAAGTTGGCGAAGTTGATGGCGCTTTACCTGGTATGATTTACAACAGTGTCACTGGTCAATTGTATGATGGTAAAAAAGGCATCCTCGTAATCCCTACTGCATATGTTCGTCAGTACATTGAGTGGGCACCACGTGGTAGCGGTTCAGGCGCACCTATCAACATCTACCCAAGCACTAGCGATATTCTTTCAAGAACGCATCGCGAGCCAGGTGATAACCGTGACTATTTAGATAGCGGTAATTACATTGAAAACACTGCCAACCATTACATTATGGTATTAGATGATGCAGGCTTACCAAGCCCAGCATTGATCGTGATGAAATCAACACAATTGAAGAAATCACGTAAGTGGAATTCAATGATGATGTCTGTTAAATTGACAGGTAAGAACGGTCTTTACACTCCTCCGATGTACAGCCAAATCTACCGTTTAAGCACTGTAGGCGAGTCTAACGATAAAGGTAAATGGTTCGGCTGGGAAGTTGAACGTGTTGGTTCAGTAGAAGATGCTGGCGTTTACCAAACTGCTAAACTATTTGCACAATCAGTATCAGCTGGTGATGTGAAAGTTAAGCATCAAGACGAAGCAGCAGGCGAAGAAAACTTACCATTCTAAGCGTTTGGGGGAAAGCGGATTCTAGGTCTTCGGACTCAAGAGATCGGA